GTCAAATTTTCGCGCGGTTGGATTTTCGAAAGGGAGTTTTTGATGGGTGCCAGGGGCCCAGCACCGAAGCCGTCGCACTTGAAGGTGATTTCAGGGACGAAGCGCAACGACACGCCGGCGGATCCGCAGCCGATCCCGCTCGATCAGACGCTGCTCGAACTGCCGCCGGCACCCGATACGTTGCCGAACGACATCGCGCGGCAGGAATGGGTCAAGGTCGGCACGCTGCTGTTGTCGCGGGGCCTACTCGATGAGACGCGCATCACACCGTTCACGATTTACTGCGCGCTGACCGGCAAAATCATGCAGAAATTTCAGGCCGGGGACGTGCCCGCGGCGCATCTGATTGCCCAGCACAAGTCGCTCGGCAAGGAACTCGGGATCATCGGTGGCGGCGAAAAGATCACAGGCGACAAGCCAGCAGCTGAAACAAGCCGTTTCGCGAGCCTCAAAGCGCGATCACAGCGGCCCGATTGACTATGTTTCGGTGGCCCTGGCGTATGCCGAAGACGCGATCGGCGACTCGAAACGGGCGAAATATTGCGAATGGGTGCGGCTCGCGGCGAAGAGGTTCGTCCGTGACTTGAAGCGCGCCGCCGGCAAGCGCCCGCCGTTCTATTTCTCGCCCGATCGCGCGAACCTGCATTGTGAGTTCATCGAATGCCTGCCGCACGTCGAAGGCCGGTGGACCTCGCCGACGATTGTCCTGATCCCGGCGCAGATCTTCTTCATCGTGAACCTGTTCGGCTTCCGCAACTTGAACGGCGGCCGGCGCTTCACGTCGGCCCTGCTCGCGGTCGCGCGCAAGAACGCGAAATCGACCCTCGCATCGGCGATCCTGCTGTCGTGCCTGTGCCTGGAAAACGAACTCGGGCCCCAGGTGCTGAGCGCAGCGACCACAGGCCAGCAGGCGCGGATCATCTTCAACGTCGCGAAACGGATGGTCGAAAAGCTGGCCGATCTGCGGTCGGAATTCGACCTCGAACCCTTCGCGAACGCTATCGCGAGGTATGAAACCGGCGGCACCTTTAAGCCGATCAATGCGAAAGCGAGCACGCAGGACGGTTTGAACCCTTCGCATACGGGCATTGATGAGATACACGCCCACAAAACGCACGACCTCTTGAACGTGCTCACGTCGGCAGCGGGCGCTCGGGATAATCCGCTGTGGCTGTTCACGACGACGGAAGGCTACGAAAGCCCGGGTCCGTGGCCTGAAACACGGGCCTATGCGCAGTCGATCCTGCGCGGCTTGGTCGATGCAGATCACTTCCTCGCGTTGCTGTACATGCTCGACGAAGACGACGACGACTTCGACGAATCGAAATGGGTGAAAGCGAATCCGCTCATGGAGGTGAACCCGCTATTGATGCGGGAGAATCGGAAACTCGCGCTCGAAGCGAAATCTATGCCCGGCAAGCTGCCGGAATTCCGCATCAAGCGCCTGAATCGACAGTCGGCGACGGCGCGCGGCGAAATCAATCTCACGAAGTGGCGACGGTGCTCCCGGCGCTTCACGATCGACGATATGAAGGGGCTGCCATGCATGGCGGCGCTCGATCTGGCGTCGACAATGGACATGAACAGCTGGCGCCTGCTGTGGCACGACCCGGACGAGGATTTTTACTTCACGGCGGGGCGTTTCTGGGTGCCGAAAGGGGCGGTTCAGCAGCGCTCCGAGCGCAATACGGTCAACTATGTGCAGTGGATCGAGCGTGGTTACGTCGAGCAGACCGAGGGGGACACGACCGATTACGAGGTCATCGAGGCCGCGATCATCGAAGATTTCGGAATGTTTGCACCGACGAGCGTCGCCTATGACCCGTGGAACGCCGCCGCCACCGCGAATCGATTGACCGATCAGGGGGTGCCAATGCTCCAATTCACACAGGGCCCGCGGTCGTATGCCCCCGCGATCGATGCGATGGAAATCGCTTACACTCGCGGCAACTTTTCGCACGGCGGCGACCCTGTGCTGCTATGGCAGGCCGCGAACTTAGTCTGTCGGAAGGATGCAAACTTGAATCGAGCCCCCGACCGCAAGCGAGCAGCAGACAAAATCGACGGTATGGTGACGCTCGCGATGGCGTTCGGTCTGTTCGCGGCCACTACCGATCAGGGTGATGTCGCGGGCTTCTTCAATTCCCCCGTGGTGGTGCACCGGTGAGTAACCTACCTGTCCGCCTGACGGCGTCCGAAGTGCAGCGCGCCCGCAATGCCGGGTATGAAGTCGCCATCGTCGCCGAGCGGCGGAAGAGCACATTTTTCGGCGGCCTGTTCAGTTGGTTTCCCTCGATCACGTTCGGCGCGCCGACCTTCTGGCCCGCCGCCGGGCAGGCGAAGGCCCCCGTAAATGCCGCCACCGGCACCAGTGGGCAGGTCGTCACGCCTGCCAGCGCACTGACCATTTCGACCGTCTGGGCATGCGTGTGGCTGATCGCTCGAACGATCGCGACGCTGCCCCTGGAGGTCAAAGAGCGCACCGGCAAGGCCGGCAAACTGCGCGAGGATCTGGAATTGTTCGAGCTGCTTCGATGGCAGCCGAACGAAATCATGACGGCCGCGGATTGGTGGCAGTTCATGATCGCCAGTCTGCTTCTGTGGGGCGGTGGATTCTCGCGCAAGATCCGCCGGCCGAATGGGCAGCTGATTGCGCTCGATCCGATGCGCCCGGAGTGGGTGACGGTCTACAAGGCGAAGGATGGGCGTATCCGATACCGGTATAACGACCCGCTGAAGCCTCTCGACCTGGGTGCTGATGACGTTTTTCACCTGAAAGACCGCACTCTCGACGGTCTGGTCGGCGCTTCGGTGATCGAATTCGGCCGAAATTCGATGGGATTAGCGCAATCCGGCGAGCAGGCGGCGGGCAAAACCTTCAAAAATGGGCTCAATGCGAGCGGCTTTTTGAAGGTCGAGAAGTTCCTAACCGAGTCCCAACGGTCTGAATTCCGCACTTCCATCGAGAAATTTACGGGTGATGGACCCGACGCGGGCGGCACGATGGTGCTCGAAGGCCCTGTCACCGACTACAAGCAGATCACTTTGAAGCCGCTCGACGCCGAACTGCTGAAGTCGCGCGAGTTTTCGGTCGAGGATGTCTGCCGATGGTTCAATACGCCGCCGATCATGGTCGGGCACGCGAGCGCCGGTCAAACGATGTGGGGCTCGGGCGTCGAGCAAATCTTCAGCGGCTGGACCCGGCTGTGCATCCGTCCATATCTGACCGTGATCACCCAGGCAGTGCGGCAGCAGCTGCTGCTGCCCGGTGAGCGCAAATCGCTTTATGCCGAATTCGACCTCGACGAGCTGATGGCGGCTGATAGTCAGGCGCGAGCGGCGCTATATAGCCAGCTGACGCAGAATGGCATCGCGACTCGCAACGAATGCCGGGACCGCGAGGGCTTGCCACCCATGGAAGGCGGCGACGTGCTCACGGTACAGTCGAATTTGATCCCGATCGAGCAACTGACGAAGGTCGTCGAGGGCGGCGGAACGCCCGAAGCTGAGCAACTTCGCAACGCACTCGCCAACTTTTTGAAGGTCGCGACGGCGGCCGAGCAGGCAAAACCATGAAACTGAAGCACCGACAGGTACCCTTTCAGGTGAAGGAAGTCACCGCCAAGGGCGAGTTTTCCGGGCATGCGAGCGTGTTCGACGTGGTCGACTGGTATCGCGATGTCGTGAAACCGGGCGCATTCGAACGCACGCTCGGCATCTGGGCAGTGAAAAAGGCGCTGCCGCCCGTGCTGTGGCAGCACGACACCGCCAACCCGATCGGCCCGCATCTGCTGATGCGGGAAGAAGAAAAAGGGCTGTACGTCGAAGGCGAGCTGTTGGTCGACGACGTACCGCAGGCGAAGATCGCGCACGCCCTGCTGAAGCGGAACGTTATCCGCGGCATGTCGATCGGTTACGACCTGTTCGACGGCGGCATGGAGTACGACGGCAAGACGAACGTCTGGAACCTGACGGCAATCGACCTGTGGGAAAACAGCATCGTGACGTTCCCAGCGAACGAGGAAGCCGCCGTCGAGGCCGTGAAATCCGTGCTGGGGGCAGGTAAGCTCCCGACCCTATCTGAGTTCGAGGGCTTCCTGCGTGAGGCCGGGTTCTCGAAGTCACAAGCGACCGCCATCGCCGGGCGCGGCTTGCGACATCTGCTTCAGAGTGAGTCTGATGCGGGCGTCATCGAGGCGAAAGACTTTCAGCCCCTGCTGGAATATCTAAACGCGCACTAGAGGTAAATCGCTGTGGAAAATTTGAGCCCCGAAGTCACGAAAGCCGTCGGCCAGATCCTGGAGGCGATGAAGAAGCGCGACGCCGAGGTCGCCGAAGCACTGAAGAAGGTCGAAACCGACATCAAGGCGACCGACAAGGTGCAAGAGGGCACGAAAGAAGCCCTCGCCAAGCTGACGACGACCGGCCAGGAACTGCACACCCGGCTGAAGGACATCGAAGCCGCAATCGCTCGCGGTGAAGATGGCACCCGCAACGGCAAGAAGAAAGGCCCCGGCGACCTGATGGTCGAGGATGCCGAATTCGTGAAGTTTGCGAAGGACGCCGCCGTCAGTTCGACGAATTGGAAGGGCCAGCATCGCTTCGGCGTGAAGACGATCACCAGTCTCGCCGCCAGTGCTGGCGATGGTGTCTGGTCGGATCAGCGCACGGAAATCATCGAAGGCCCGCTGCGTCCGCTGTCGATTCGTGACCTGCTCGATGTCGGCACGACGAACAGCAACCTGATCGAGTGGGTGCAGGAACTGCTCTTCACGAACAACGCCGACGTGGTCAGCGAAGGCACGCTCAAGCCCGAGTCGAACATCACGTATGACCGCAAATCGACTCCGGTCGTGACGATCGCGCACTGGATCCGCGCGACGAAACAGATTCTCGCGGACTTCCCGCAACTCGCCAGCCTGATCAATGGTCGCCTTCGCTGGGGCCTGAAGATCAAGGAAGAAGATCAACTGCTGTATGGCGACGGTACCGCCGGCAACCTGCTCGGCATCGTGCCCCAGGCCACCCCGTATAACACCGCGCTGAACACGGCCGGCGATACGATGATCGACACCGTGCGTCATGCGATGTTGCAGGTCCGGCTCGCGTTCTATCCTGCGTCGGGCGTGGTGCTGTCGCCGATCGACTGGCATTACATCGAGCTGACGAAGGACAACGAGAACCGCTACTTGATGGCGTCGCCGACCTCTCGGGCGCCGGCGATGTTGTGGGGCCTGCCGGTCGTCGAGTCCGACGGCATGCATGCCGGCAACTTCCTCGTCGGTGCGTTCCGGCTGGCGGCGACCATCCTCGACCGCGAAGATGCGGCGATCCTGGTGAGCACGGAAGATCAGGACAACTTCGTCAAGAACCTCGTCACGATCCTGTGCGAAGAGCGGCTGGCCCTGCTGGTCGTGCGTCCTGCGGCGTTCGTGTTCGGCGGATTCCCGGCCGGCGCGACGACCTGATCGACTTCGTAAAGGAGAGACGGCGGAAGGCTCGCCGTCCGAAGGGCCCGGCGTGTGATAAGTTGCGCGCCGGGCCCTTTTTATTTCACCGTGGGGAAGTTATGAAAGTAAAAGCGTTGAAAACATTCGACGGTAGGGAGGGGTTCATTCGCGCCGGGTCTGAGCCGAATCTGTCCGACGGATACGCCCGCGAACTCGCCCGAAATGGTCTGGTGGAACTGCTGGACCCTTCCGAGCCGGGGCCGGCACCGGAGAACAAGCAGGCAAAGCCCGCGGCCCCGATGCGAGCGGCAGCTACGCGTCCCGGTGGTGGGAAACGGCCTGGAAAGGAACCGGCGCTCGGCGATGGGCCGGTGCTGTCGCCGTTGTCATCGCGAGCGGTCCAAGTGCAAGCAAAGAAGACGCAGAAAAAATCCGCCGGTGGCGCGAAGAAGACGGAAGCCGAGACGACGCCACCGGCGGGCGACCCGAACGCCGCGTCGTCGTAATCAATACGACTTACCAGCTGGCGCCCTGGGCTGATGTTCTCTATGCCTGCGATCATGTGTGGTGGTCGCACTACTGGGCGCAGGTGTCGAAGGAATTCGCGGGTGAATTCTGGACCGTCTCGGAAGGCGCCCGCGATCAGTACGGCCTGAACTGGATTCAGGGCCACCCGAGCGCCGGCGGCTTGAGCAAATCACCGAACCTGATCAACTGCGGGAAAAATAGCGGTTATCAGACGCTCGGGCTGATGCATCACTTCGGCGTCGGGCGCATCGTGCTGGTCGGCTTCGACATGCATCCCACGAACGGCCGCGCGCATTGGCACGGTGATCACCCGGGCAAGCTGAGCAACACCGGCCCGCTGCGCTATCCGCACTGGCGAAACGAAATGGCGCCCCTGGCGGCCGACCTCGAACGCGCCGGCGTCACGGTCGTCAATGCGAGCCGAAAAACAGCCCTGAAATGCTTCCCCCGCGTCACGCTTGAGGATGCCTTGCAATGAAGATTTTGTCCGAGGCCGATACGATCGCGGCCTGCCGAAACCATTCGATTGCGCGATTCGGCGACGGCGAACTGCGCCTCGCCGGCGGTGGATCATGCAGTAGTCAGCGCGCCGACCCGCGTCTCGCCGAGGAACTGAAACGTTTGCTGAAGAAGTCGGGCGACACGCTGGTCGCCATTCCGAACTTTCCAGCGACGCCCCGCCGCGACGTGTGGGACAAGTACAGCGCACGCCCGTATTCGGCGATGTACCGGCAACCGCTCTATGGCTCGGCGTTCATCACGCGCCCTGATAGCGCGCCATGGATCGACACGCCGGAATATTGGGCTTCGGTCCGGGCGTTGTGGGCGGATAAGGTCGTGACGCTGGTCGCCGGCGATGAAAAATCGTTGACGCCTGTGCTGCTATCACACGCGAAGGGAGTCCGCGTCGTCGCTGGGCCGCGGCAGCATGCATATACAGAAATAGACAAAATCGAGGCGCAGATCCTGGACGATCCGGGCGAGCTGGTGCTGCTGTGCCTGGGTGCCACCGCGACCGTGCTCGCCGCTCGTCTCGATGCAAGGCGCATCCATGCCCTCGACCTGGGGCATATCGGCATGTTCATGCGACACGCCGGTGCCTATTCGTCACAGCCCGCCGAGCTGGCGTCGGATGCATATCGCAAACAACTGCGCGAGAAACATCGCGACGGAAAATGGGGCGGCGATGGTCACTCACACGCTGGCGCGGTGCGCACTTTTCTGCAACAGTTGAATGGTCGGACGGTGCTCGATTATGGCTGCGGCCGTGGCACGCTGGCGAACGCGCTCGCGGGCACGAAGGTGTTCGAATATGACCCAGGCATCAAGGGGAAAGATGCGTTACCGAAGCCTGCGGATGTGGTCGCCTGCACGGACGTGCTCGAACACATCGAGCCCGAATCACTCGATGCAGTCTTGCGGCACATCTATCACCTCGCCGCAAAGGGTGCGTATCTGGTGATATCGACCCGACCGGCACGCGAACTGTTGCCCGACGGGCGCAATGCGCACCTGATCGTGAAGCCGCCGGAATGGTGGCTCGCGGAGCTGAAAAAGTATGGCTGGCAGTCGGTGCAGTCGGCAGAACAAAAGGGCTTGTGTGTATGGCTGACGAAATAAACCCGCCACTGATCATCGATGACAGTCACTTCGCGTACCTGCGATTGCAGAAAGGAAAGCTCGATCCGATCGCGCACGATCGCCAGCAATGGGAAGCGCGCTACGCCGCCGACTTGCTCGCGACGTTCAACGAAATCGAGCCGTTTCTGCCGCGTGCATGCTGGGGAATGTTAGATATCGGATCGGGCCTGGGCGGGATCGACATCCTGATCGCGCGGCACTATTGCCGGTCCCTGGATGTAACGACCGTCGAAAGCCCGAACGCACAGGTGCAGTTCGACAGCCGCGATCAGCCCTTCGTGTTCCTGCTCGACGGCGTCGATGATCCGCCCGAAATGAAACTGCACCGGGAAACCTTCAGCAATATGAAGGTGGCGCGCGACTTCCTGATCAGGAACGGGATCCGCGCCGATCGATTCGGCTACTACGCACCGAGCGCAAAGACACTCGCAAAGGCGCCCGATCTGGTGATGAGCTTCGGCAGCTGGTGCTTTCATTATGAGCCGGCCGTCTACTTGCCCCTACTCGCAACCGGGCTGCACGCCGATTCGGTCGTCATTGCGGATGTGAGACGCGAGCGCGCTGGCTGGGAAATCCAGCTGCACGACGCTGGGCTCGATCCCGTGGCGATCATCCGAGAATCAGAAAAATTCAGGCGTGTTGTGATGTGGCGCGCTCGATGATCGACCTGACAATCGTCGCCGGCGGCTGGTCGGTTCGAAATGTCCTGCTTGATCGCCTCGTCGGCACCGTGATGGGCGTCAACGAAGCCGCGTTTCGCATACCTCGCGCGGATATCGTGCTGAGCATGGATCGGCTGTGGACGGAATATCGCTGGCCCTGGATGCAGGAACGAAGGGGCGAGACGTGGTTACGACGGTCGGCCGTTCAGAACCTCGACATAAAACGCCCCGTCGCCGATGGCTGGTTGCACGTGTTCGAGTGTGACAACAACTCGGCGAAGTTCGCCGCCCGCGAAGGCTGGCTCAATGGGACGAACAGCGGCACCTGTGCGCTTAATCTCGCCTGGAGGATGAAGCCGCGGCGCCTGTTCCTGCTGGGCTTCGACATGAATCGCGATCCCCAGGGCCGGGCGCACTGGCACCCGCCGCACCCTTGGACAAATCCGCAGGGTGGGACCTCGAACGCGAATTATGCGAAGTGGGCGAAGGAACTGAACGCCGCGGCGCTGCTCTTCGGCGGCGCCGGCATCGAGGTGTTCAATGTCTCGCCATCGAGCGCCATCACGGTATTTCCGAAAATCTCGCCGGCGGAATACGCGAGGCTGGCCGAATGACGCCATTTACCCTGGTCATGGCCTACTACGATAACCCCGACATGCTGCGGCGGCAGTTCGAGGTGTGGCACGCGCTGCCGCCTGCGGTTCGCCAGCACCTGCACGTTCGAATCGTCGATGATGGCTCGCCCCGATGGCCTGCGGAATCCGTCTGCACCACCGTCGCGGGCCTCGCATCGTTTCAATTGTGGCGGATGGGTGTCGACGTGCGCTGGAATCAGGACGCCTGTCGGAACGTCGGGGTGCGAGAGGCGGCGACGCCCTGGGTGCTGCTCACCGACATGGATCACATCGTGCCGGTCGAAACCTGGGCCCGTCTGATGGTCGATCGCATCGACAAGGGCGTCGTCTATCGATTCGGACGAGTGACGGCCCCCGCAATGACCCACTACAAGCACCACCCGAACAGCTGGGCCATGCGTGCGAAAACCTACTGGAAGATAGGCGGCTACGATGAAGCCCTCGCCGGCAACTACGGCACCGACGGCGACTTCCTGGTGCGTACTCGCCAATGCGCGCCGATCGTGGACCTGCGCGAGGTGTTGATCAGGGTGCCGCGCGAAGTCTGCCCCGACGCTTCGACGACCACGCTGGAGCGCAAGAGCGACGCCGACAAGGCGCGCATTCGCGACCTCATTGCCGCGCGCCGAACGAAGGCCGGCTGGCGCCCCCTGCATTTTTCATTTCCCTGCGAGCGCGTTCGATGAGCACCCGCGAGTTCGTGACGTTCAAATGGAAGCCGCCGCCGGGGTACCGCTCGAAGTTCGGACCCGAGACAGTAAACACCCTGTGCTCGATGCTCGAACGCCATCACCGCGGCCCGATCCGTCTGACCTGCATCACCGACGACGATCGCGGCATCGATTCACGGATCCGATGCCTGCCCCTGTGGGATGACTGGGCGCATCTGCCGAGCCCGCACGGGGTCGGGTATCCCAGCTGCTATCGACGATTGAAACTCTTCAGCCAGGAAGCGCGCGAGCTGATCGGCGAGCGGTTCGTCGTGCTCGACCTCGATGTAGTCATCACTGCCGATATCACTCCGCTGTTCGATGGCGACTGGGAGTTCAAGATATGGGGCGACACTGCCAAGGGAACGCCATATAACGGCAGTCTGTGGCAACTTCAGGCCGGCACCCGCTCGAAGGTCTGGGAACAGTTCGACCCGGAACGAAGCCCGAAACGATCGCTCGCGCTCGGCTACATCGGCAGCGATCAGGGCTGGATCGCCGCAGCACTCGGTCCGAACGAGCGAAAGTGGTCGCACCGCGATGGGGTATATTCCTACCGGAACCACATCCAGCGGCAGGGCTTCCTGCTCCCGGCGAATGCGCGGCTGGTGATCTTCCATGGGGCCGTCGATCCGTGGTCGGAGCAGGCCCAGCGGCTAAGCTGGGTGCGAAAACACTACCGGTGACCACATGTCATACATTTCGCTAGAGCGCGCGAAAGCGCATCTGAATGTGTTCGTCGGCGACGACGATCAGCATATCGCGTTTTTGATCGATGCCGCCGAGTCGTATCGGGCCAAGTGGTTACAGCGCCCACTGTCCGACCTACTGAGAGACACGACCGGCGACTCGGTGCCCGACCTCGATCGCACCCTCGACCCTGCCGTCGAGCTGGGCATCCTGACCGACATCGCCTTCAGCTACGAAAACCGCGGCGACGGTCAGCTGCAATTCAAGCCCAGTCGCGACGCTGACGATTTCCTGCACCTGTACCGCACGAATCTGGGCGTATGACGCGACCCCGCTTCGAAAGCGGGCCCTGCGGTTCATGCGCAAAGGCGCGTCGTATACTCCCGGCGCCGGTCCGGGAAGCCCTCGAACGCATCGAGCAGCAACGCATCGCGAAGAGACGCGCCAAACATGCAGCCAGGAAAACTTCGCCACCGCGGAACGATTCAGGTCGGGATTGAATCCCAGGACGCGGCGGGGCAGATCCGAACGACTTGGCAGAACCTGCACGAACGGGTGAACTGTGAAGTGCTGCCCGATCGCGCCGGCGAATTCTTCGCCGCCCAGCAGGTGCAAAGCACGACGAACGCCCTGATTCGCTTGCGGCACGTCGACGGCATCACGCCGAAAATGCGTTTCGTCCATCACTTGAAGGATCAGCCGCCGCTCGACGAATACTGGGACATTGAAGGCGTCGTGCCGTTTCAATCCCGCTTTCGTGAACTGCGGCTGATGTGTCTCAAACGCGACGCCGAGGGATACCGCCGGGGCGAGGATCTGGAAAACTGATGGCGACCGGGCTTGAAGGCGTGGCGGATCTGATCGGACAGCTGAACGAACTCGGCACGAAGGTCGCCGCCCGTGAACTGCGTCACGTGGTGCGGGAAGCGATGGAGCCGGCCCTGCACTACGCCCGCTCAAATGCCCCGGTGGGCACGGTGCCGCATAAAACCTACCGCGGCCGGCTGGTGTCCCCAGGGTTCGCCGTCTCGACCTTGCAAGTGGTGGCGCGGTTCAACAAACGGACCGGCGCGGCGGAAGCTATGCTCGGGTATGGTCGGGAGGCGTTCTACGCCGCAATATTCACCGAACTGGGCACTTCGAAGATGGCGGCGCGGCCGGTGCTGCGGCCAGCGCTCGAAGCGACCCAAGAGCAGGCCCTGCAAATCATTCGCACGCGGTTGCAGGAATGGATCGAGAAGGTGCGCAGGCGGCAGTCGCGGAAATGATCGAAACGGCGCTATTCGACTTCCTGGCAGGTCAGACCGAGGTGCAGGCGCTATTCGGTGAACAGACGCGGACGCGTTTTTATCCGATGGTCATCCCCCAGGGCGGCAAACTGCCCTGCGTGGTCTATCGGGTCGACAACATCAACCGCGACCGCAGTCAGTGCGCGACCGATCGGGTGGTGCGGGCCCGGGTGCAGTTGGATACGTACAGCAAAGCGTACCTGACGACCATCAACGCCGCCGCCGCGATCCGTGCCGTTTTGGTGGACGTGACCCGAAATGGGCCTGTTATGATGGGGTCGGTAAAAGTCCGCGATGTTTCCATCGATCCGAACTCGGACCGCGACATGCACGACCCCGAACCGGGTCTGTTTCGCCGCTGGCAGGATTATCTAATCTGGTATGTGGAGTGATGACGCATGGCTTCCGAAGATACCCTGATCGGTAATGAACTCCGGTTGCAGCTGGGCGACGGCAACTCACCGGAAGTATTCGCTGACTTTTGCAGCATCTTCGACGTCGCCGGCCTGGGCGAATCGAAGCCGCTCATTGATGTGACGACCCTCTGCGACCTCGCGCGCGTGTTCCGCAACGGCCTGAAAGAAGGCGCGGAAATGACCATCCAGGCGAATTTGATCCAGGGCGACACGCAGACGCGCGATCTGTTCAATCGATACCAGATCGATGACCTCGCGAACTTCCGCCTGATCATCGTTGGATCGAGCCCACTGGAATATTTTGCGTGGCGCGCTACTATCCTGGGGTGGCAGATCACCCCGCCGATCGGCCAGAAGGCAGTGATGCAGTTCACGCTGAAAATCAGTGGCGCGGTCAGCTGGGTGTATACGTGAGCCGATTCAAGCAACGCGAAACTGTCATCACCGTCGACGAGAACAGCATCCGCATCCGGGCACTGACGCCCGGCGAGCGCGACGAATTCGCGAATATCGCGAGGGGCACCGAAGACAAGCAGCGCCTGCCGTACTTCATGCTGGCGACCTGTGCGATGGAACCGAGGCTCACCGAGCAGCAGGTTAAGGATGAGGTGCCCACAGACCTGCTCGAAGCCTGCTGCGATCAAATCATGGCGTGGTCGAAGCCCCGCCAAAAAAAAGCGGACTCACCGACGAAGAGCGATTCCGCTGTCGAGTAACCGCCCTTACGGGCATTCTGCCGAGCGCGGTCCGTAACATCCCGGCCGAAGATTACGACCTGTTGCTCGCGTACTGGGACGAAGAACCCTGGGGCGCGTGGCGGGATAATTTGCACGCCGCTATCATCGCCCGCGAGGTCCGCCGCCCGTGGCTCAAGCAGGGCGCAGCAGACAGCCTCGACGGCTTCATGGTAGTGAACCCCGAGGTTCGCCGGAAAAATCGCCTGCAAGGGCTGGTCGAAGCGCTGCGGGCGATGGCGGGCAAGCCCAAGGGGTGAAGCATGGCGACCGATCTTGCAAAACTTGTAGTCCGCCTTGAAGCGCAATCATCCCAGCTGCTTTCCGAGCTGGAAAAGTCGAACCGCCAGATTCAGCGATTCGCATCCGACACGCAGAAAACCCTGCGCAAATGGTCGGGTGACCTCGTCGGCTTCTTCAGCGCCCGCGCCATCGCCCAGTTTTCGTCGGATGTGCTCAAAGCGCAGGGCGACCTCGTCGGCATGGCCGAGCGCGCCGGCGATTCCGTCGAGGCAATTTCCCGCCTGGGCTACGCCGCTGATCAGTCGGAATCGAATCTCGACACGCTCGCGAAGGGACTCGGCGCCTTGTCCGATCGAGCCGCTGAAGCCGCAGAAAAGGGCGGTAGCAGTGCCGCCGCGTTCAAAAAGCTGGGCATCGACGTAAAGGACAACGAAGGCAACCTCAAACGCAGCACCGAGCTGTTCATCGAAATTGCTGAGCAGCTATCGCAGTACCAGGACGGCACCGCGAAAGCCGCCCTCGCAAATGATCTGTTTTCGAAGTCGGGCCGCGAGTTAATCCCGCTGCTGAACAAGGGCGCCGATGGCATCCGCGAACTCGCGGAAGAATCCGACGCGCTCGGTGGCACGATCAGCCAGGGCGCCGCCGAGGCCGCCGACAACTTCGGCGACACCCTCGCGAAGGTGGGCACGATCACCCGTGGCGTCATGGGACAGGCGCTTCAGGAAGTGCTACCGGTGCTCCAGATGTTCGCCGACAAGCAGCTGGAGGCGGCCAAGAATGGCGAGACGCTGAGCCATGCGTCCGAGGTGATCGCGGCCGGTTTCAAGTTGCTAGTGAACGCCGGCCAGATTGTCGGTGAGGTGTTCGATCGCGTCGGCAGCGCCCTGGGCGGTGCCGCTGCGGCCCTGGTCGCCGTGGCACAGGGTGAATTCAGCCGTGCGGTCGAAATCATCAAGGAAGCGAACCTCGACCACATCGAGAACGTGAAACAGACCGGCGCCGAAATCGCCGCTGTTTGGACAGCCACCGGCAGCGATATCGTCGCGAGCGCGCAGGCGACCGACGCGCAACTGAAAAAGACGCTTGCCTTCGGTGGCAATAGCGACGCCGTGCAGGAAGTCCAAGTCACGGCGAAGAAGATGGACAAATCGGCGATGGAGGAATTTTATTCCGACCTCGACGATATGACGAAGACGCAGTCCGAGCGCGCGATCGAAGAATATAACAAGCAGAAAGTGGCGCTAGACGAGCTTTATAACTCGGGCATTGTCGGCGTCGACAAGTACAACGAACGCATACAGGAAGCGCTCGACGAATTGCTGCCCGAGTTCGAGGTGACCGCGAAGAAGGTCACCGAGACGGCCGAAAGCACCATGTCAGAGTTCGAGAAGGCGGTCGCGCAGAATAGCGTCGACATCATCGCCGACGCGCTGACGAGCGGCTTCGATGAAGGCGCCGAAGGCATCCTGCGATCGTTTGCTGTGATGTTGCAGAAATTGGCGGCGCAGGCCCTGGCGGCGGAAATCGCGAAAAAGATTTTCGGCGGTGACGGCAGCACGAGCGGCGGTGGTGGTGGCGGCGGCGGATGGTGGCAGATCGCCATGAACGCCGCGGGGAGTTACTTCGGCGGTGGTGCTGCCGAAGGTCGTGACAACGTGCCGGCCGGCATGTCCCTGATGGTCGGCGAGCGTGGGCCCGAAATGTGGACGCCGAACGTGCCCGGTAGTATCACGCCCATGCGGGAAATGGTCGGCAGTCCGAAAGTCGAAGTGCCGCTCCAGATCAACAACATCAACGACCCGGAGCAAATCCCGACGTTCTTCCGCTCGAACCGCGGCGCGCAGACCTTCATCAACCTACTGACCGAGAACGCCAGCACGGCGCGGCAGATCCTTCAGGGTGGCTAACGATGGCATGGGCAAAGGGCACAGCGACCGATTTCATGGATTTCCTGCGGAAGTTTCGCGACTACGCCGCCGGCCTGATCGATCCCGCGACTGATCCTGATATCGACGAGGGTGTCGAAGTGCCGGTCGATGACCGGTGGGTCATTCAAACGAATGGCGCCCTTCAGCCCTCGATTCCTGGCTCGGGCATGGCGACCGATGGCGAGGTGTATCTGATCGGGCCGGGCTCGGACCCTACCGATGCGATCATCGTCGGGATCAAGACCTATCGAAATGCCGGCAACAATATTTTCGGCTGGGAGCTGAAAGGCTTCACGGAGTTTAATAACACGCTGAGCTTCACGACGATGCCCGGCGTGTCCCCCAGCTGCTACGCGGCTTTCGACGACGCGCCCTTTGATGTTTGTTTCTGGGTGAACCGGCGCCGGATCATGGCGCTGGCGATCGTCGGCACGACGCCGATCCTGGTACATCTGGGCTTCATTCAGCAGTTCACGACGCGCAGCAAATATCCGTATCCCCTGCTGATCAGCGGCGCGCAGGTGCAGACGACGAACAATTTCCAGGTGAACAACTTCGGGCACTCATGCCTGCCGGACCCGTGCCAGAACGGCGCATACGTGCGGTGGGTGGATGGATCTTGGCAAGAGGTGCGGCACTACGTAGGTTCCTCGTCGCAACGTGCGACGGCTCGCGAGGGCAGCGGCGGTTACAAACTATGGCCGCAGCGGGACGCGACGACCTCGCCGAACAATGAGGTGAATAACACCGGCGACGAACAATCACTGTTCGAGCAATTCGCCACGTCGGGCACGCAGATTTCAAATTCGGAAATCGACGCCTATCCCCTGATTCCCTGCGTGCTCCATTCCTCGACGCAACTCGTCGGGCGCGTCGATGGACTGGTCGTC